AGAAACAATAAAGACATTAGATATTGAGAATATGCCAACAAAAGAATTAAATAAAATGTTATCAATACTTGATGACTTAAAACAAGGGGTAGGACCAAATGATAGTGGCAGTGCAGGGAACAAAAGAGTTTAGCGAATATAACGTATTCTTACGTGCTATGAGTGTTGCTCTGTCTGGAATGAAAGATGAAGACAATGAGTTTATTATTTATTCTGCTGGACCATTAAAAATAAATAATTTTGTTTCAGAATTTTCTAATTTGTCAGAGCGTGGCATGAAAGCAAGAGGCAAAAAGATTAAATTTTATAATGTAGCGCCTGCTTGGTTAAATGAAAATATAGATCAAGTTAATTATTTTGCTTTTTTAAGTAGTCCAAAAGAGCCAAAATCAAAGTTGGTTTTAACTGCAGAAGCAAATAACATTGATGTTGGTCTTTTTAAATATTAGGAGAAAAATGATTATTAAAAGTTTAAACACTATGGAAAAAATTGTAAGCAAAAACAAAAACTTAATTTGGCAAGGTTGGGATGTTATTGATTTAAAAGATTCTGATGTAGCAAAAACTTCTCCATTGGGAATTAGAATAAAAGATAAGTGGTATTTGCATAGAGTTTATAAGCCTACTCGTATTGGCTGGGACATACCAAATAAGTATAAGGATTAATCTTGAGACAGCATTTGTGGAAAGATCAAGCCTTATGTTTAGGCCTTGATACAAATATTTATTTTGATAAATATGAAGATCAAGAAAACTCTAGACAAAATGTTGATGCACTCTGTAAGCAGTGTCCAGTTAGGAAAGTTTGTTTTGCTAATGGCGTTTCAGGAAAAGAATGGGGAGTTTGGGGCGGTGTTTATTTAGAAGGTGGAGAAGTTTCAAGAGAGTTTAATAAGCATAAAACTAAAAAAGATTGGTCTGAAACCTGGCAATCTTTGACAATGGAGCAACAATGAGTAAAAAATTTTTAATAACTCCAATAGAGGAGGGGGCAGATCATTTCTTTAATATAAGGCCATCTTCTGAATTTATTCCAGAATGGTACAGAAAATCTGCTAGCCAAATGCCTGGCACAAATTCTGAACTTTTAGTTAGCAATCCAAGTGCAACAACTTCTACGTATAAAAAATGTACTCCATTTTTTGATGCTATAACTGCTGGGTACATGATGCATTTAACAGCAGATATAGAAGTAATAAAAAGAGAAAATAATTTGCCATATATCATGTGGAGAACTGAAAGAAAAATTATTACAGAACACAGTTCGGATCAATGGGAAGGTTTGCCATGTCCAGAAGGGTATTCTCCATTTGTTTATAAATGGCATAATCAGTTTAATATTAAATTACCAAAAGATTATTCTTTAATGTTTTTAAGTCCAATAAATAGATTTGATCTTCCATTTTTAACAATTACTGGAATAGTTGATTGTGACATGTGGACTGGAAGTGTTCACTTTCCATTTTTTATTAAAAATAGTTTTACAGGAATTATTGAAAAAGGAACTCCAATTACACAAATAATACCCATAAAACGTGAATATTGGAAAAAAGAACATGGTAAATATGATGCTAAAAATGCATTTTTAAATCAACAAAAAGTTTTTTCTACAATAAAAAGATCATATAAAAATAATTACTGGCATAGAAAAGAATATAAATAATGTATACAGACTCTATGCGTAAGGCCGTGCACTTAATTACACCACCCAAAGGATTTGGTGTAGAGATTATTGACAATGAGCATTTCCTTACGGTAAAATTAGATGAAGTAAAATTTTTACATATGGGGCATGATGATAAAATATCAGCACTTCAATATGTTGTAAAATTAAAAAAAGCATTAGAAGATTGCGGAGCAATTGTTTTAATAACTAGAGAGGCAGTTAAATGATTAGTCAATTATTTAAACTTATTGTTTGTAAGTTTAAAAAACATGCGTTTGTTGCTGCTGGAGCGTGTCCAGTTACTGGAAAAAGTTATAATGCATGTACAAGATGTGGAGCAATGATAGCAATATGAAAAAGAAAACAAAGGTATTAGTATTAATAGTATTATCTTTCTTAACTGCCATATCTCTTTGGGCAGCCTCTAATTTCAAAAAAATGTCCGATTTAGATATTTTTAATATAGAAGAAGATTAATGCAAACATTTTTACCATTTCAAAATTATGCAGAATCTGCAGAATCTTTAGACAATAAACGTTTAAATAAACAAATACTTGAAGCATACCAAATACTTAAGGTATTGTCTGGCCAGTCACCTTCAGGTGCATGGAGAAATCATCCTGCAGTATTAATGTGGAAAAATGCAGAGTATTCATTAAGAACATATGCTAAAACTATGATTTCAGAGGCTAAGTCAAGGGGTATAAAGACAGACAAGAATGAAGCCAATATAGACGCCTTAGAAGACCTTTGTGGCCCTATATGGGGTACTAATAAGCCATTCTGGGCTAACTCGTCTGGCCCACATTTAAATAGAATTAATATTACCCATAGGGCTAACCTTTATCGTAAAGATCGTATTTACTATGCTAAATTTTATAGAGATATTGATAGCGAATACAACAAACCTTGTTGTGATAAGTGTTTATATTATTGGGCAACCCATGTTATTAAAAGATAGTCGTATAGGGTATAATTAAAAAATGAAAAATATCTTAGTAGTTGGTGGCGGAACCGCTGGCTGGATTACTGCACTTATGGTAAAAAGAAAAATGCCAAGTTTTAATGTTTCTTTAGTAGAATCAGAGGAAATAGGAATTCTTGGTGCTGGAGAAGGCACAACTCCAAATTTTGTTGACATTATGGATTGGTTGGGAATTCCATTAATAGATCTTATAGAAAATACTGGTTGCACAATTAAAAATGGGATTAAGTTTACTAATTGGACACCTAAAAAAGATTACTACTATCATAATTTTGGATCACAAGTACCATCAATATCTCCTAATTTAAAAAATAGTTTTAATCAAACCTTTAATCAAAGCAGTTTGTATTATTTAATGACAGCATATCATAAAATAGATAAAAAAGAATCAGATTATTCATCAATTATAAGTGAAAAAAGAAAAGTTCCATTCACATATGTTGAAAATAAAAAAACAGATAATGCAATTTTTAATTATGATCAGTTAGCAAATTTTGCAGTTCATTTTGATGCAAGAAAACTTGCAAATTTTTTAAAACAAAAAGGAATTGAGCGTGGAATTCAAAGAATAGAGGGAAAGGTTTCTAGAATAGATACAGATAAGAACAATGATATATCTGCCGTTATTTTAGAAAATTCTTTAAAAATAAAAACTGACTTTGTTTTTGATTGTTCTGGTTTTAGTAGAATAATTATTGGGAAACACTATAGTGGTGAGTGGAAAGATTTATCTAATAAATTAACAACAAATGCAGCAATTCCATTTTTTTTACCAAAAGAAAAAGAAAGCAATTTACCACCATATACAGAATCAATTGCAATGAAATATGGATGGATATGGAAAATCCCATTACAAGAAAGATATGGTTGCGGTTATGTTTATAACTCAAGATTAGTTTCATACGAAGATGCTAAAAAAGAACTTGATAATTATTTAGGATTTTCTGTTGAATCACCAAGATCTTTTTCTTTTGTTCCTGGATATTACAAAAGTCCATGGACAAAAAATTGTCTTGCAGTAGGTTTATCCTCTGGATTTTTAGAACCACTGGAAGCAACCTCAATTTGGACATCTGTGTATTTTTTACAGATATTGCTATCTGATGTTTCTCAGTTATTTAATAATTCTGAAAATGCAAGAAAATATTATAATTCAAGATTTTGTGAGTGGTGGGAACAAACTGCAGATTTTATTTTTTTACATTATATGGGTAAAAGAAATGATACAGATTTTTGGAAACATTACACCGAAAATGTGCCTAATTCAATAAAAGAAGTATTTGCTAGATGGGAATCATCTATTCCAACATTTAATGAGTTTTCTTCTATAACAGATGATCGTGGATTTTCCTTACAAAGTTGGTTTGATGTTTGTTATGGATTAGATTTAATAAATTTTAACACAATTAATAATGCTTTTGAGCAAAATGAGTGGTTTAAATATGATGAATTTTTTAATGATGTAAAAAATAATCAAAAAATGTTATCCGAAACATCAATGAATCATGGAGAAATGATAAAAGTTTTAAATGGATATAGAGAGGCTCGTGTACAATAGATATTATGGAAATGATGCTTATTATATTTTTTGCTACCCTATCCTTTTCTTTTTGTTTAGCATACTGGGTTACCCTTAACAGATTTAAAAAATCTAATATTTTAATGGCTGAACTTTTTATAAAAAATGCAGCGCTTGAAGAATTGACAAATAGAATAAAGAACGATGCTGGAATTTCAGATGATTCAATACACAAAGAAAATTTTATTAAATTTCTTTCTGATTCAAGAGATTGGGCTTTTGAGTATATTGAAACTTCGCAAAAAACTATTAAAGAAGTTTCGGATGAACTAAGGAATAAAGGTTTGAACTCTTATTCAGAAAAACTTTTAGCCCTGTTACCAGAAAAGAATACAAAATGAAAATAAAAAATAACGAAGTAGTTTTTATACCAAGCGACAAAGATACAGAAATTTGTATTCCTAGGCCACAACCAAGTAAAAAATATGTACCAAACTGGTTTAAATCTATGCCAATTGAAGTAAAAAAGATTGATGGTTCAGGTATTGACTATACTGCAAAAAAGTGTATGCCATTTATAGATTCATTAACTTCTGGATATACTCAAGAACTTGCATGCGATGTTTATGTTGAATGCAACACAGAAGAAGATGATCCAGCAATTAGTTATAGGTGGTTTGGAGATTTTAGACCATTATCTACAAGACTAGAAGATCATAAGTCTTCAAACTCAATGCCACATTTTCCTGGATATTATAAAACAGAGTTTCATTGGAATACTTTTTGGGAACCAAAAACTCCTCCTGGCTATAGCACTTTTTATTTTCATCCAGCAAATAGATTTGATTTACCTTTTATAACACATAATGGAATTATTGATACTGACGGTTGGCCAATGACTGGCCCAATACCCTTTGTACTTAAAAAAGGATTTTCTGGCTTAATACCAGCAGGAACTCCTATATATCAAATGTTATTTATTAAAAGAGATATTTGGAATTCTGAGCAGGGTAAATATGATGAATTATATAATAAAAAAACATGGTATTCTGTTCGTAGATTTCTAACTGATGGATATAAAAAACAAATTTGGTCAAGAAAAGAATACAATTAATGAAAGAAATTTTATTATCAACACTAACAGGTTTTGGATGCGGTGTCGTGTTCGCAGCATTCAAATTGCCAGTACCAGCACCACCAGTTTTTGCGGGAGTCGCAGGAATAATTGGTTTATGGATTGGCTTTACAACACTAACACAAATTATATCCTAGGAGGAATAATGAATAACTTACTAAACGATAAAACAAAGGCAATGCTAGCATCATATGGACGATCCGTTCTTGGTGCGGGAATTGCATTATATATGGCTGGCGTAACAGATCCAAAAGATCTATGGGCTGCACTAGTTGCTGCTCTAGCGCCCGTTGCATTGAGAGCGCTTAATCCCAATGATAAGGCGTTTGGCGTACTGCCAGACACTGGCGCTGTTTCAGATGCACTTAGCAAGATTGTACCTGCTAAGAAGGCTCCAGCAAAAAAGAAGGCTGCTGCTAAAAAGAAGTAGTTTGTTTTGATAGAGGGGGCAAATTTAAAACTTGCCCTCTTTATTTTTTTATAATGGGGAGAATATGGACTTTGTATATATTTGCAAAGAAGGCGTTAACGAAGAATTAAAGTATTCTATTAGATCTGTCGTTGAAAGTTTTCCAGACTCAAATATATGGGTTGTTGGTGGTAAGCCTGACTGGTACGTAGGAAACTATATTGAAGTGCATCAGATACATACTAAATATAAAAATGCTGTAGAAAATTTAAAAATGATTTGCTCTTCACCACAAATATCTAATAAATTTGTTTTAATGAATGATGACTTCTATATTATTAAAAAAATAAATAATATAGGCACTTTTCATGGCGGGTATCTATTAAATAAAATAAACTTATATCAAAAACTAAATGGTAATTCTAACTATACTAGAAAACTTAATGCCACATATAAAAGATTAAAAGCCATTGGAATTGATGATCCATTAGACTATGAACTACACGTACCTATGGTTATGGAAAAGCAAAAATTACAAGAAGTATTAGATAAAAATGACCAGTTTTTATGGAGATCCATGTATGGAAATATATTTAAGGTAGGTGGATCAGAAATGCAGGATGTTAAGGTTTATACTAGCGGTCCACTAGTTTTTAAATCTTATAATTTAAACATAGATAATCATACATATTTGTCTAGCGCAGATAGTTCTTTTAATATTATTTGGAATAACATACTTAAGGTTCAGTTTAAACAAAAAACTAAATTTGAGAAATAAGTTCTAGGTATTTATTTTTTAAAATACTTGGAGAAAAATTATTGATTCCAATGTTATACGCTTGTTCTTTGTATGGTGTTTTATTTTTAATATCAATATAGTCATCAATTGTTTTTGCCAAAGCCTTTGGATCCGCCTCAAACAATTCAAGTCTAATTTTAGTTCTAATTGTTCCTATTGAATCACTTTTTACTAACCACTCTAAAGGTAAAATAAAATTATTTGGGGATATATCTGTCATAAAAACTGGCAGGGCACTCATAAGAGCCTCATTCATAGGTAAACAAAGACCAGCATAACGTCTAGGAAGTACCATAGCATCAAATCCATCATACATGCTTTCCCTATTGTCTGGATTACCAATTTCAACTTTAAGCCTAGAATCTTTAATGTTTGTTTCTATTTCGCTTTGGCTTCTAATTACTAACTCATAATCTGCCTTAGAGTGCTTAAGCATATCAATAACAGTTTCAGTACCATTTCTATCTTTTGCTGCTTTTTTACCAGCAATATGCAATATTCTATTATGTGATTTAGATAAATTGTTTTCTTTTATCTTACTAAATAATTTTTCATTTGTTGGTGGTGGAAGATGAATAACCTTTGTTTTACCACCAAACATTTTTTTAATGTGTTCAATTTGCCATATACTTGGAGATAAAAGTACTGTTGGAAGTGGTAGGTTGGGGTTTGATAAATGTCCAAATAATTCGTAATTATATTGAAGAATCGTTTTAACATTATACTTATTTGCATACCTTATAAAGTTTTGGTCATAAAATGTTTCACAACTTAACACAACATCTATATCTTTTAAAAATAATTTTATATGTTGTAATGATGGAAACCCACTGCTCTTAATACAACTATAATTTTCGTACCAATCTGGATGTTGTATATTTTTATTAAAGGGTGTTGAATCAATTAAAAGAATTTTATCTGGATTAAGCATATTTACTAATTCTCTAGTTTGATTACCAAGACCAGTATTATCAGACCGTGCAATAATTCCTAATCTCATTCTTTATATCCCCAAGTTTCATCATCTACTGTAAATTTGCGGGTACCCTGACGACCATCTAAATGATAAGAACGTTTAATACTACCTTCAGGATGATAGATCCAAAGTTTGTGTATTTCCCAGCCCTCTTGACTAAATACATCGTATGGAGCAATATCATCTTGAATTGCCCCATGAAATGTATCTTCTATAAAAAATTTATCCTTGCATCTTGGAAGAACAATATCTTTATAATATTTTTTTCTACTTAGGTGTGGTCTCTGACTCCATTGCATAGTTTTCATAAATCCATCTTCTAAACCAAACATAAGGTGTTCATGCTCTTTTGGTATTTTTGATTCAAAATGAAAACGAATGGTATTTGCTTTATTATACTCAAACATATCCAAGCATTTATCCCAGTCTATTGCCACATCTGGGGTCAATGGGGCATCTCCTTCAATGTAAAGCAATAGCGGTGTTTTAATTTCATTAATTGTTTGACGCATCATGTTAGTTTGATGGCTATGCTCTTTAAATATAAAAGGCAATATGTTGTTATCCTCATGCAAGCATTTCCATAAAATACGATTTTTATATTCATCGTAATCTTTTTTACGGTTTTGTTGCTCCTCCCTGAGACCATCTATTTGCATAATAATTTCGTTGTCTGGAAAGTGCACACGAATATCGCTAATTGTTTGCTCTATCATCTTTGTGCTTGGGTGATCTGGAATTATGGAGGTAGCCATGACAATTGTTATATCTCTTTTATGCATTTACTTGCCTCATTAACTCAATAAAAAGATCTCTTTTATATTTAATCCACCAACAAACAACTTGATGCATATCGGATGTGCAATTATTTAATAATTCAGGTAGCATTTCGGGAAACTGTTGCCAATTTTCAAAAGTTTTTATTGAGTGATTGCCATCAAATAAAAAATTAAAAAAGTCTGTGTTTTGCATTCTTGGGTCCAACTTATCTCCTATGGGCAAGCAAAGCATTTCAATTGCTTCATAGAATCTAAATGAATCAACAACCATTGCTCCGCTAGGGCAAGGAACAATCTTTGATAAAAACATTTTGTCATAGTATTGTTTTGGCTTTAATCCTTCTGCAAAACCAGTAGTTGGATTATAAAAAGAGTTTGGTATCTCAGGCATAACGGTTGCAAGTTCTTGCCTTCTTTGATGAGTTATCTGTCCTGAAAAAAATACATCATACGATTTATCTTGATACTCTGGTAAATTATTTGATAAATGTTGAGGAACACCTAATGCTAATTTATTATATTGTGAATGTTTTCTGTGCGGGTATTGAATCCAAATATCAATATTATTATGCTCTATCTTATCAACCTTAAAAGTGGCGCTTTCATCTCCAGTAATAAGTAAAACCACCCTACCTATCTTATTTAACTCTTCAGATATTTGATCTTCGTAATCTACATTTTGAGGTCCAGGAATCACAACAAAGGCTCTATCTGTTTTAGGCAAAGTTGTTACCCTATCTGGTTTAATATTATTTTTATTAAAAAATTGTTTTAATAGACCGTAATCCCATTTATCAGCAGCACAGTCTTCTTGCTTAACTGAATAAAGATATGCTTTAAGATCGCTCATAAAATAAGTGTACCTCATGCTGATAGTCAAGCAAGGTTTCTTTATATCCAAGCCCCCACAACCAAAATCTTAAATCATATAAGTATTCATTCCATTGTTGCATCATAAATTCTGGATGACCAGATAACCAGATCTTAGGCTTAAACTCCTTTAAAACGCCTTCTGCGCCCCTTAAAACACGTCCTTCGCTGCCTTCTACGTCTAAAGAAATTGCCGTAGGAGGCTTAATCCCATGATCATATACACAGGAATCTATGGTAATTTGACCATAGGTATCTCCTTCAAGGTATAGTTCTTTAAATCCATGTGCTGCTTCAATTTCTAAATTTGATTCTGGTGGAAACTCATTATAATAAATACGTGTAAGGTTATTGTTTTTGTCTGAAGCAAATCCAGGAATGCAAACTGTTGGATTTTTTAAATTATTTGCCTTCCAAATTAATGGATAGTGAGACCAAACCTTTGGATTAGGTTCAAATAAAACAACTTCTGATCCCCACATTTGACATAAGACAGGCATCTCTCCTTCTTCTGCACCAACATAATATACAACATCTCCAGATGAAATATTTTCTGACATATGCTTTAGCCTTGGTTTTTCCCAACCGTGTGGTTTATACCAATCAGGTCTGTTGGCACGATGTTCTGGAAGAAAGATTTCAAACTCTCCATTGATTAATGACTTTATCATTTCTGTCATTTTATAAACATCCTATTCTTGGTATCTAACTTTTTTAATAAAACTAACATGGTTCTTATCATCTTCTTTTGGGCAGTATTTAAAATCTACATCTGGTAAGTTAAATGGAGTTGGATAAAGTTCCTCAACACTGTGCCCACCTCCAGGATATTGGCCCCACTTATTGTAGAAATATTGATGCAATAGGTTGTCATTTGACCTTACTCCACCTAGTTTAATGCTATGACCCATAATAGTATCTGAAACATCAAATAAAATCCTTTCCCATTTAACATTAGGCATTGCTTTTTGAATTCTAATACTATAATCTATATCATCATATCCATATGGTGTAAAGTTTTCATCCCATCCGCCAACAGTATCAATAACATCTTTTTTAAAAGCCATTAAATGCCAACCATAAAGTTGGAAGCCTTCAACAATTTGAGCATCAGTTTTTTCTAAATGCTCAATGATATCTAAGCCACCCTTATCACCAAACCTTATTGCTGCACTCATTATAATCAGCCAATCAGCACTATCTTCATAAAGTTTTTTAATGCCAAGATTATGACTAGCCATTATGCCAATATTATTAACTGTATTGTCAATCTCTAAAATATTGTTTAATTTACAATTAAGCATAAACTCATCACGAAACTCTTGAACACGAAATGGTAAACAGACTACATATTTCATTTCTGCAACCATTTCATTAGTGATACTTTAGGTATCCATCCAGTTAAATCTTTAAACTTAGAATTAGATGCAAGAGTTTCTTGCACTTCCCCAATTCTTGACGGGATAAACTTAACATCATTTGAAATCATATTAGCAATATCAATTATAGAATAGTTACTTCCATACCCAATGTTATAAACCTCACCAAACCCATCAGTTACTTCAGATGCAAGGATATTTGCTTCTACTACATCAGATATATGTGTAAAGTCTCTTCGTTGAGATCCATCTCCAACAACCGTTAAAGGTTTTCCTTCATGATATTGTTTTAAAAATAGACCTATAACTGGTGCATACTGACCCTTAAGTGGCTGTCTATCTCCATAAACATTAAAATATCTAAGAGATATAGTCTGAAGTCCATAAAGATTGTAATAAACTCTTGCAAGGTTTTCACCAAACACCTTTGCAGTAGAGTATGGAGTTAGTGGATCAGATGCTTGTGTTTCTATGTTTGGAAGTATTGCTTTTTTACCATAAGCAGAAGATGTACTAGAATAGATAAACCTTTTTATTTTATTAATTCTAGATAACTCAATAACGTTTGCAGTACCTACTGCGTTTGACTCAATAGATTTTCTTGGATTTAAGATTGCTGGCTGTATTCTTGCATCAGATGCTACGTGAAACACGCAGTCAACATCTTTAAAAAGTGGTGCGATTAAATCATAGTCGCAAATATCATACTTATAGTTGTGTGCTTTATCGTTCCAATAAAATTGCTCATGACATTCTGCAGACTCATCATCAATACAAACAACATCGTGGCCAAGACTAACTAACTTATCAACAAGGTTTGATCCAATAAAGCCAGCACCACCTGTAACTAAATATTTCATTTTATATTTAAGGTTTCTAAAATGCTAGCCCATCTATGAACATATGTGTGCTCTTTCTTTGTTCTCTCATGTCCGTTAAGTCTGATTGCTTCTCTTGATACACCGTCTAACAAGTACTTATCTATTTTATTTTTTAAATCTTCAAGGTTGCCGTGTTCATAAAATATAATTTCATTTTCATCTTTAAAGTATTCTTCAAGCCCTTTAATGCGAGGGTAAATGGTAAAACCACCACGACCAGTACTCTCAAACAACCTATCACTAGTGTAGTAAGGGTAGTTAAAATTAATGTTTAAACTATCACCTATTGCTATTTTGCTTCTTGCATAGATACGGTTTAAAGCATCTCCACGTACAGTTCCAGTGTCACCGTCTCCACCAACATGTAAAAATCTTTTGCCGTATGTGTTTCTCAAAAAGTCTATTAATTCTGGGCGGTATTTATGTTCACGATGATAACCTTTGCTGCCAACAAAAATAATATCATTTTCAAAGTTATGTGGATCATAATCTTCATGGATATAACATTCTTTGTCATATACACCAGCAGGCAAGAAGTGTCCTTTAACTTGTGTATTTTCATTAAACCAATCACACATTAACTTATCTGTAGCAAAAAAGTGACCAATGCTTGTGTAAAAATCATCATTCTTTAAATCTTTTTCACGCTCAATTCCAAACCATAAATCTAAATGGTATGTCATGGTTGGTATGCCAGCAGCCTTTAATTCTTTTAAAACATCTGTCATAGATCTAGTTCCTGGGGTCTGCCATCTATGTGTGTGTACCCAAATAAATAGATCAGACTTTAAGGCTTTCATTAATATCTCTGAACTACCAGCCTTTTTTTCTTGCAATTTTTCAACGGTATGTCCAAGAGATTCTAAAGACTTAGCATGATGATTCTCACTACTATAAGGTACTTCAAAGTTACCAAGAAATACTATATTCGCCATAACATTTTTCATAATAAATTATTTTTAATTTCTTTTAAAATACGTTTTTTATTTTTTACCATTAAATAATATTCTTCTAATGATCTATTTTTTACTCTCCTAAATTCTTTGGAGTTTTCAATTGCATAAAAAAAGTTTTGTATGTTTTCACTCATTTCATATTGTTTAAAAATAATTTTTTCTTTAGTATGAAATTTTATATATTGAAATATTTCATTTTCTTCAATTAAAAATTCATCATACTCTGGTTTTAAATAAAAGGCATATTCTACTTGTCTAAACCACTTACCAATATCAATAGTTCCAGGAATTACGTTACAACGCTTAGTTACATTGTTGTTCTCTAAAAACGGAGAAATGCCAGCAGACATTAACAAAGACTTTTCTTCAGTAAAAAAAGAAAATCTTTGTAAAAAAGAAAATAGTTTGTCTTCACTTGAACGAACAGTAACATTGTTTCTAAAAAACCAATCGTCATAAAGTGGTGATGTCACAGAGCCATCAGGATTTATTTTAAAATTGTAATTGTATATAGACTTAATCCCAAAAATATTCTGCATATAATCTTTTACTGCTGGGCACCAAACTAAACCATTTTTTTTATTTTTTGGATCTTTTATAAATTCTTTATATATTGGTTCAGGTTCTTTAGCCCTTAACCATGGTTTTTCATTACAAGTCCAATAAACAGTTATAGTCATTATATTTTCTCATTTTCCCCTCTGGCAATTGCAGCAGAAGCCTCAAATGCTTTTTCTGTTCTGCGAGACTTTAATAGTCCTTTTGATTTCCAAAGAGGAATAGTTGCCTCAATATCTTTAGCAATCTGTTCTCTTATTTCTTTAACTGTAAAAACAATAAAGTTCCAAACATCTTCTTTTTGTTTATCGCTAAGTTCGTCAGTCCAGTTACTCATTTTCCTCCTCAAACTCTTTTAAAGCATTAACATTTTTAAAACAATTGCCACAATCTTTATTTATTAATCTACTCCCACAATATTCACAGAACATATGTATATCATATCAGATACGTAGGACTGGAAGGTAACGCTCCTTCTTCTCAGGATTAAAAGTCCTGAGCATCACTTTAATGCTTCAATCCCCTAGTACCCATAGTTGGATTTGAACCAACGCTTTGTGAATTTTAAGTCCACTGCCTCTACCGCTGGGCTACATGGGTTTGCTGGTCTGGTAGGACTCGGACCTACGACTTGCGAATTAACAGTTCGCCACTCTACCAACTGAGTTACAGACCATTAGTACACCAGGTAGGACTTGAACCTACGATAACCGAATTATGAGTTCGGGGCCTTAACCAACTTGGCTACTGGTGTTTAAACAAAGCCTTAAGACTTTATAGACTTACACAATTGATCAAATTTTGAAACAGAAGAAAACTTCAAATCCATTGCTTGCACAACTGATTCAACATTTCTGGTTTGTAATGCTATTTTTGTATTTTTTTCTGCCTTAATCCAAGACTTTATAGCAGTTTTAATTGTTCCACTTGAAGGTTTTTCTCTTTTAGATAGCATCGCTATATTTTGATTAATTTCTTTTAACATATCATCATCATTTGCTTTGCCAACAGCCCAGTTAAGCATAATTTCAGATTGATAATTTGTTTTAATAAACTTGCAAGAACTTCTATTATTTGCAGTATTTAAAGATTTTGTTGTAGCCTGCGCTGAAGACAATGGAATTAATAATGTTAAGAGTATTGCTGTTATAGTTATTTTTTTCATATTATAAGTATATCCTGTTCAAACTGTTTTGTAAAGTTATATTTTATTTTTAATAACTGGATCAAGCCTATCCCAATATCCGCCTTTGCTGCCCTGATATATTTCTCCAGTTTCTTTGTCTATAAGCATCCATTTCTCAGGACATTTAGTGTGAACAATTAAATCTATTGTTTCAGCAAATTCTTCAAATTCTTTTTGTTTTCTCATCTATGTTTCTCCCAATATAATTACTTAAAGTTCGGCGCAAAATAGAAATAACAAACCACTCTATGAGTCTAACGACTCACTATCGGTTACTTTTTCTTTAGGCACCCATACCTTTTTGCCGTCCTTATATACAGGCCAATAGCCTGCTGACCGCCAATCCATTCTCATAATCTTAGGCTCAGTCATCTTGCTTAACCTTATATGTCATTGCAAAATAACATGCGACATATCCCATAAAAAATGCGGGAATTAGTAATAAAACATTAACCATTAATATCCTCCTAAACATTCATTGCGAGTATGATAAAGTCTAGTCTTCGTCATAGTTTTGCGGGTAGGGGCAAAGAGTTCTTTACCACATGTACAAGTATACAGCCACTCCTTAGCAAAGAAATCATATCCATATCCTTTGAAGTTGTTATATTTTTTGGCTACAAAGGTTTGAAATGGATCTGGGATTTCTAGGTTTATCATAGTTCTATCGTAATCCAGAACCAGAATAAGTCTAGATTTACTGAGTAGCGATCAACACTAATCCCTAGTCCAAAGCGTTTAAATGAACCACCAAAGTGGACCCAGGTGTTCTTGATTCTAATTTCTTTATGCATATGTACAGTATCTCACTTTTTGGCGGGGAAGTCAAGTATAATCAATCTATGGCAATACTATATCTAATCTATAACCCTATACTAAAAGCCTTTAAGATAGGTGTAGGAGACCTTGCTGGAAATAGATACTCAGAACATAGGCGTAACGGTTGGATATTGGTCAAGTATTGGTACTTTAAAGATAGGGCTCAAGCCTTTAAGGTTGAAAGGCTAATTTTACAAACCCTAAAGAAAAGGTTTATATCTGGTTTTGTTGATAAGGATATGATGCCCCAAGGAGGTTTTACAGAGACCTTTGATGCCTCTCAAACCTCATCAATTAAAATAATCAGAGTAGTGAATAAGGCGATCAAAATTTCGGGGGAAATTAAGAAGCCTTCGTAATACCCCTAGTATGAACTACACGTATGTGATTAGATAAGGTCATATAGGCAAATCTGGACTTAACCTGAATTTGTTCTTTGCATTCAGGACATATGACTAAGCGCATGTAATTCTTTCTTCAACTTATCCCTTAGTAGGGTTTGGGCTAATTCTGCTGTTTCACACTTAGGGCTGGTCCAAGTTTCTAATATATATCCACCATGATGTGCTTGATAATAAGGATCTTCTCCATATGACCATATTGTTTCTATAAACCAATGACAATCTCTATCCTTGTGGTAATCGTTTGATAAGGCATCCATCCACTGTTTAGATAGGGCTGTTATTTCTTTTTCAATAGTCATGTATACATTATACGCCAGATATAAGGGTTTGTAAATACCCCCGAAATATAGTGCTAAATGTCTAGTTTGATACTAGATATAGTGGTTTGATAGCAAAATAAATCTTACTGATATTTTTTAGATGTGGTCTTGGTGGAGGAAAGTGGAGGATAGTGGGTAATGGAGCGCTTTTATAGAGGGCTTCGTAATCCTCTGGCGGCCAAACCTTCCTATCCCAAACCTCCAAACCTTTCTATCCCGCATATGGGGCATGCATTATATACCCAAAACCCTGGTTTGTCAAACCTTCATAGCCTAAAAACCCCCCACAAAAATGCCCAGAAAATGTAACAAAAAGTTATAAAACACCAGGAAAAAGTTTAGAAAGGTTTGGTAATTATGGTAAAAGTTTGTATAATTCTGCGATTTAAATTCCCGCTTCGTAATGTGTAATAGTACTAGGAGAAACCCGCTAGGCGGGGCTGCAAAAAAGGCGGGGATAAAAAGATATACCAAATACCACTAGTATAAGATACAAGAGATTCCTGGATAGAAAGGTTTGTTAGATAGAAAGGTTTGTCATGAATATGGAAAAATTTTCAAACCATCGTAATAAGATTTTCGGATATAAAGGTTTGAAGGTTTGGCTATGAATCTGGAAAATTTTTGATCTATCGTAATAAAGTTTTGGGGAAAAAAGGTTTGGGATCGTAATAAGGTTTTAAGGTTTGGCTATGTCCAATTTGTACTAATATTACCCGACCCCGCAGCGTCACATATCTGCGCTGGCCAACAATTCATCAAGGCTTTCAAACCCTTTATCTTCAACACTAAGAGCATTTAGCAATAGGTCAAATGTTTCGTCAATATAAATCACTGACTGCTCAGTTGGTAAAACAATTTCGTTCATTAACAAATATGCCATTGGCAAACCAAGGTCATTGTATTCCATAAAATCGTCTAGGTGGTCATCCTCACGATAGTTCATCCATAGTTCTGCTAGGATGGATATTTTATTTGAAAAGTCTGTCGTCATATATTCCGTCCCTTACTTCGTCAACTATTGGCTTTTGGAATTGTGCGCTTTCTAATACTTCTATTGCACGACTAAAAATCACATACGGAGTTTCACGAGCAATATAATATCCAACTTTTTCTAAGTCAAGATTAAAGTCAGATAACAAAACAGTTATGCGTTCTGCCACCTTTTCCTCTTTAGTCTTTATCTTGCTACGATTAAGTCTATACACAATACCCCCAAAGTCATTATATCAAAAAGAGAGAGAGGGCGCAACCCCACCACAAGATTACGCCCCCTC